GTCCATATCGTCCATGGCTAGCTTTATATCGTTAGCAGTCAACCCAGCTAAGGCAGAATTATCTCCTGCCCAAGTATCATTTGTATTCAGTTGAACTGCAGCTAAATCAGCATATATCTTAGCTCGCTTAGTCGCCCTATCTGCTTGGTACCCTTTTACTTGTTCTTCATACAGGTTTATCTGCGCTCCGATGACGCCGGCCGCAGTAGCATTAGTTTGAGCTTTTTCTGTAAGTTCTTTCTGGATAATTAAATCAATCTCTTCTTGGAGCTTCTCTCTTTGTTGATCCAGGATCTCTTTTTGTTTATAAATTAAGGCGTCTGTAGGAAGGGGAGGGTCACTTAATGTCATAGTATTAGCTTGCTCTGTTCTTATTTGAGCAGCTAGTAACTCGAGCTCTAAAGCAGTCTTAGCAGCTTGCTGATCTGTGATCGGCTTCTGTAAGGCAAACTGTACAGCAGATTGCATAGCGGCACCAATAAGAGCTGTGTACACCGTAGCGTAATCATTACCCCTAATCCTTTGAGCATCGAATTCTTGTTTTAAATGTAGAGTCGACGCTTTAAGGAGTTTATCAAATACTCCGTCACCATCTAAAGCTACGGTTGTTAGATCATCTACGCTGAATGGAATTGCTGCCATGGTATACCTCTTAGTAAAAAGCCCCAGATATACTGAGGCTCTTCGTGTTAATTAATTATGTTGCTTCTACCTTAAAGGTTAGCAGCTTCCGCTCGGATAGCCTGCATCTTTTTAAGATCTTGTACTTCTTCGGGAGTTAGATCAGGTAAGTAATCAATACTAAATTCCTTAACTTCCCGGGACTTAGTATTACCAGGCCCAAAAAATTGTTGATACTTCTTTTCTTCCAATACATTTACCAGCATCTGTTCTAAGTGCGTGGGATAACCATAAGGGAAAAACTTCTTAAGGGTACCTACTACACTGTTACTAGCCATAACGATTTCACCTTGACGATCGCTATTAGTCTTAGTTTGGTTCTGACAAGTGACGATTACTCTTCGTAAGCGAGTAGCCTGCTTAACCTTTTTCTCTCTGTGACTTTGTGCAGTTTCAGAGGGTAAAGATTCTAACTGAGCTAAATGCCCCTTAATCTTATTGTCTAGAGTATCTGCCCCGATATTCGGAGAATGATCAATACCTAGTTCTTTTGCTTGTTCTTTAAGTTGTTGAATTCTTGGTTTAACTTCTGCCATTGTAGTGCCTCTTGGTTATTTATATTTACAATCAGAAGGGGGACTAATGTCCCCCTCCTTTCTTACTAAGATTAGATCTTAGCTACTACTTTAAACAAGCCAATCCATTCAGGACGGCTAATCAAACTACCGTAGTACCACTGAATAGAACGACGACCTTTTTTACCGTAAGGATCATCATGACTCATTGTGTCTAGACCTGGCTTCTGGTGCATTACTACCCACTTAGAACCAGTCTTACCACCAATACCTGAGTGGAAAGATACCTCTGCGAAAGCACCCATACTCATAGCGAGCATTGGGTATACATCGTACTTACCATCTGTTACGCGATAACCAGCGTTAGTACCTTCAGCAGCACCTGCACCCGCCCAGTACATCATACGAGGAGATACGATAATGCGGAAAGCATCAATAGCGCCAATCTCACCGTTCATAGGCTTACTAGCATCTGCATACTCGCGTACGTGGATGAAAGCAGGGTTACCAAAAGTATCAGTCATAGACTTCAACGTAGGGATCATCTCAGAGCCTACAATCAATACTCGAGCTGCATCAACAGTCTTAGTATCGTTCTTAGTAGAACCTAGGATCGCCTTAATCTTCTTAGGCGCCTTGTTGTTAGTCAAATCGATATCCATTCGCATGAAGTCATCGAATGTGGCTACGGATACTGTATCTGCTGCTACACCAGTAAGTTCGTTAGTAGCAGTAGCTGCTCCACCGAAACGTACCAGACCAGCAGAGTTCAGCAAGTCAATCTGCAATCGATCTTCTGAGATCTCAGCCGCTGCTCGTAGCAACTCACGATGGTTATGCATCTCCAAGTCTGCATCAGAGTCAAAATCATATGACGCTGCTGTGTACTCTTCGAAGATACCCATTTCGCTTAGTGTAGACTCGATAGATACACGAGTGTTACCCACACGATTAACTCGACCACCATTCTCACTGAGAGTAGGCATCTTTGCAGTAACATTACCGATATCACGACTAGAACCCCAAAGGTTACCAGTAGCGTTTACGGACGCACGTTCTACGATAGTCCATGCTGGGGTAAGGGCTTCTAGAGCTGTCTTACTTGTATCATAGTCAGTAGTTAGTACGCCTAAACTATCGAAAATATCTTCTGCATCTAACTTAGCGGCTGCAAGAGCTGCTGCTGCATCTACACCTTCACCGACGGCGTAATGAGTACCAAAGCTTGAATTCTCACGATTATCAGAAGCGTTGGATTTAACCGCAGCACCTGCAACAATTAGAATTGTTACCTTTTGATTTACTGTTAAACCAGAAGCATCAATACCCTGGTCTGTGAAGTTGCCGTCATGCAAAATAGGCAAATAATGATCTTGTACGATCTTCTTACCATAATGCTTAGGCATCTGTTCTTTATCTGCGAACTGACCGAAGTACAGTTCCTCTGCGACTTCAATTAAAGCTTTACGCTTATAAAAGTCGGTCCGTTGTTGGGCCCCTACACTGGACGGGGTTCCGCCAGCAGGATCCTTATATTGTTTTACTGTAGCTTCAGCCATAGTTCATTCCTCTTTAATTTAACTAAAAGACATTACTAAGCCAGTTCAAGTTTTAAAAACTCTTCATCGCTTAGATCATCAAAATTAATAAATTCAGCCTTTTGGCTTCCTCTATTCTTATTTGTAGACTCAGCCGCTTTACGCGCTGCACTCTGAGCGTTGCCTATTTGCTTGCCAGAGGAAGTATTGTGTCCTGCTTCACGAGTGCCCTCGCTACCCACTAGGTTTTCCCTACTGCTCTGGCCGTTAGTCAAATTCTTGTGTCCCGCTTCTGGGTTGCCACCCGTACGTGCTGAGTATTCCTGAACTGTATTCCAAACGTGCTTATACGCTGCAAAATCACTTAAACCTGGGAGGTTCCCCATTACTCTTTCTTTGGCAATAATATCTTTGATCTGTTTGTACTCACCATTTTCATGTTGAGCCGCCATCTGCCTAATCAATTGCGGGTTACTCCTAAGTTCAGCTTTAGCGGAGTTATCAAAACTAGACATAGTTTTTAACGTATCCTCATAACTCGGTAAAGTACTAATATCGGAGAAAGCTTGTTCAACAGCATACTCTTCATCAGTAACCGAGAAATCAGGAGGAGTGTAACTCCCCTCTTCTGCATCGCTTACATCTACATCAAACGCATCTACACCGCTTGACGCTACTAACTGTCTGATAGCTTTAGGATCTTTATTTTCTAACGCTATCAGAAAGTTTAATTTTTCCGGACTCATAAGCTTATGCTTTTCAAGCATGCTTATAATCTTAAGTTGTGGAGCTAATTCCTGTATTCGTTTATTAGCTCCAAGACCTCGTTGAGCCAATGTTACTAGTTCTTCAACAGAATTAACAGTAATTTCTGTATCTCCCATTTTTAGGGGAGTTTTAAGAAGAGTAGTAACTGGATCTGAATCTTCTTCCTCTACTGAATCTTCAGTAGTCTCCTCTTCTTCATCTTCTGTTTCTTCTTGAGGTTCATCTTCGGATTCTTCTTCAGAATCCTCAACCTCTTCTATTTCTTCCTCGGGAGTCTCTACTTCTTCTTCGGAGGTCGGTTCTTCCCTTTCTTCTTCCTGCGGCATACCTGGGATAGGTAGTTTATTAAATTCTGCATCATCCATACCCTCGTAGTCAATTTCTTGTGCTTCATCAGCCATGTTAGTTATCCTGTTGTAGTAAAATTATTGCATCCTGGGTTTCTCTGACTCCTTGTTCAGCCAGCTCTCCTTTAGTAACTATGTTCTCTAAGTAGTCCCTGAATACAGATATACCGGTTAAGGTAGTTAAATGTTGTTGCCTCTCCTCTGGAGTAGCTGTGGCTAGTTTATTAACCACTTCTTTAGTTAAGGCTTCAGTGAAACCCTTATCAATAACATCTGCCCAAGCAGGATTTAGTTTAATATCCTTTAGTCGCTTAGCTAGATGTACATCAGCTTGATACCTAGTTAGTTCGTCCCTAAGGGGCTGTAAGTTAGCCATTTATTCAACGTCCTCGATTCTTT